ATTTCACACACGCAAACCAATTCCTAATCTTGGAGGACAACCTTTAGATAACAAATATAAAGGTTTTAGCAGTGGACCAAATGCAACTGCGTTGGCATGCATGGATGGACACAGCGACATAATGCTAGTAGGATTTGATTTAGGCACAACAAACGGTATGTTTAACAATGTGTACGTTGATACACAATTTTACAAAAAAGAATTAGATCCTCCTACTTTTGCAGGAAATTGGGTTAGACAATTAGTTGATCTAACAAAAGAGTACGAACACGTAAACTTCACTAGAGTAGAAGGACCCGAGAGCGCCTTTATAAAACAGTTTAACAATCTGCCAAATGCACAAATACTAACAATGGACAAGTTTCTTAAGATGGTAAATACTGGTAGAGGTCCATTATGAATACAAAGAAAAGAATTGACGGCGATTACTATATAGAAACCATAAACGCTACAGACATGGTTCATATTGCCAGTAACACAGCAATTGACGGCAACCTTACAGTCAACGGTAATGTTACATATATTAATACAGAACAACTGGATGTGAAAGATCCATTTGTGATGGTAAACATGAGCAATACTGCAACTTATGCAAGTAATGCTGGATTGTTAACACATAAAACGGCTACAACATTTGCTGGCATTCGTTATAATACAAACGACAATAAATGGGAACTAAGCACTAGCACAGGTACAACTGGCGAGACAGGAACATGGAGTGAGATTGGTACTGCGGTTGCTGGTAGTGTTGCAGGCGCAAACACACAAATACAGTTTAACAACGCAGGTGCTTTTGGTGCTTCTGCAAATATGACATTTACAGATACTAGTCAACTTAATGTGACAGGTAATATAAATCTAAGTACAGGGTTACAACTTAAAGACAGTGCCGCACCTGGTGCAGTTGCTTCTACTACTATTGTACACGGTGGCACAGCAGGCAGTGGCGGAACAGGTATATATTTTGTAGACGGAACAACCACTGATGAACTAGTAAGCAAAAGCAAGGCGATTGTTTTTGGAATTATATTTTAAGGAAAACAGATGACAATACAAACAACTGCCGTAAGCAACAGTGCAACAACAGTATATACTAGCACAAACAATACTGCTATAACTTATATGGAATTAACAAATGTCTCAGCTGGCGCATTAACAGTTGATATTCATGTAATACCAAGTGGAGACTCCTTGTCAAATACAAACATAATAGCAAAGACACTTAGTATTGCTACTCTTGACAGTTATCAACTGTACACAGGGGGAGAAAAACTACTACTAGCAAATGGAGATACTGTACAGATAACTGCAAGTGCAGCCACAGGAATCAATTCAGTCGTATCATTTACGAGTATCTAGTAAATGGGAACATTTCTTAAGAACAGACAGTTGCAAAGTGGCGAAAGTGGAGTGGTTGTTCCTGGTGGTTCGACAGCAGAGAGACCAGATGGTCCAGTATTTGGAGTTTTCAGGTATAATACAAGTACAAATACCATGGAATTTTTCAATGGAACGGTGTACCAGACAATTGCAAACTCAGGAGAAGCAAACATCACAGTGGATGCTTTCACTGGAGATGGATCAACTTTAACCTTTACTCTTGGTACTACCGCAAGTGCTGCAGATCAAGTGATTGTGTTTGTTTCAAACATCTATCAACAACCAACAGGCGTTTATACTATTACAGGTGGTGGCAACGATATAACCTTTAGTTCGGCACCATTAGCCGCTGAACCTATCAACGTAATACATGGTGTTGGCAACACGCCTTAACAACTGCGATAAATACTGCAAAGTTTAAGGATAGTAATTAATGGCCATTGCAAGAGTCACCGGTAAAGCACTCGCAAACAACCTTGAAAGAACCGCAAATTTAGCAGTCGATACAAGCACACTGTTTATTGATGTGACCAATAACCGTGTAGGTATAGGGACTGTTACTCCTACACAATCTCTGACTGTTCCTGGTAATGCAAATATTGCAAATTTGTCAATTGCAGGTAATGCAATCAGTGCAGAAGGTAATCTTAATTTAAGTGGTAGTAATGTTAATCTTGGTGCTAATACCGGAATTACAATCACCGGCGGAACAACTGGACAATTATTAACCACAAATGGCAGTGGTGTTTTAAGTTGGACTGACGCCGCAAATATTGCAAGTGTAATAGGTAACACAATAGACCTTGGTACACCAGCTGACGGAAGTCTCACTGGAAACGTTGCTTATGATGGATTTACTACCACATCAAAAGTCACAGATAGTATCGATGATCTAAACCAAGTAATACTTAATGTTGGTAATAATACGTTTGTAGGACAAGCAAGTTTTACTGGCACACCAGTTAGTGGACCAAGTCCAACAACTGTGAATTTTACTGGTACATTTACTGGCAACGCAAATGGATTTGAATGGAACTTTGGCGATGGTAACACTTCAACTTCGCAAAATCCTAGCCACACATATAATAATTCCTCTGGTGGCCAGTTTACAGTTGCATTCACTGCTAAAAATACAGATGGAACATTTGCAGGAAACATTGCCGCAGGTGCAAAAGGTTCTGCTGATAGTTTTACAAGAACAAATTATATTACACTGTTTACGCCAACACCTATTCCAAGTTTTACACTCGACGATAATACCATTGACACTGGTACTGCCGCAACAATTACTAATACAAGTCAATTTGTAACAACTAGTTTTACACTAGATTGGGGACAAGGTGCAAACGTAAATCCTGCAACTACCTTTACAACAGTAAGCAATACATATAACAATACAGGTGGTGACACTCAATATCAAATTGTTCTTACTGGAGTATCAAATACTGCTGGTGCAAGTCCAGTGACGGTGAACAGTGCTCCAACAACTATTAGTGTGTTTACTCCACAAACAACTACATCAAGTGCGAACGTAGCTCGTATAGTTAACGAAGAAGGAACTTCAGGAGGAGTAGTACAATTTACAAACAGTACTTCAACTGCCCCTGGAACAACTGCACTATTTGGAAGTGGGCAAAAGTATAGATGGACTTGGGGTGACGGGAATGTTGACGCAGTAAACATACAATCAGGTGTAGCAGGAAATCCAGGAACAACTATTAACCATACGTTTGCACTAAGCAGTGGTCAACAAGCCGCTGGTACGACAGTAAATTATGCGATACAACTTGCAACCGAAACCGGACACACAAGCAGTCCGTTTAATGCAGCAAATATTGCCATTGCAGTTGAACCAGATATACGCAGTATTTTCACAGGTACATTGGTAACAGTAAGTGATAGAACAGGCGATGATGCACAAGATGGTTACTTGTTTACAGATTATAGATCAGGAGTAGAAACTGATAGAGGACTTGTAACATTTCAAAACACAAGTCAAAACGTTACAACTACTAATTTTACATTTGGAGATGGTAATACCACTGGTGCTATTACAAGTGGTGCAGGTACACCTGGAGCTGCCAACATAACAAACAGTTACGGCAGTGTTGCAAGTTTTACAGTAGCATTAGTATCAAGCGGAACTCCTGATACAATAGCACAAACAGATACAGAAACAAAAACAAATTTTATAACCATTAGAACAAACCCAGCTGCACCTACACCACTAAGCGGTAAAACACTTAGTTTACAAGATGCTAGTCAAGGAACAAGTCCGTTCTTAGCTGCGGCTGCAACTGATCGCAGTGGCGGTAACATACCAAGTGCTGGAACTAGTGTAACAAGATATACAACTGCTGATCCAATTAATACAAATACAGTGACTGATGCAAACACTTCAATATCAGGAACATTGACTGCAACTTTTAATAATGTAGCGGCAGGAGCAGTGACATTTACTGCCGGTGGCGACGGTGCCGGAACCTATACAGACTTGATAGTTGTGAACGATGGCGATGCACATGATGAGATTAGTTCAAGTACATATCCAACTGGGTTTGCAAAGGTATTTGATGCTAGATGGCAAAGAGCTACAAGCGGAATAAGTGCAGGATACAATGATGCAAGTTTATCACATTCAACTGCCGGAGCAACAAACACAATTGGTTTTGTAAAAGATACAATGCTAGATGTACCAACAGTGGTACAAAGTGGTGCGGTTATCACACAAGGAACAGCAGGAACATTTAGATACATATCAGGTGTTCCTTACTACAACACAGGATCGCCAACTGTAAACATTACTGGATTAGCAGTAGGTGACCTTGTTGGACAAACATATAGAAATACAACTACACCATATCAGTCAACAACAGGTACCTTATCAGAAGGAACAAGTGGTAGTATTATAAGCACACAAACTAAAACATATGCACAACTTGATGGATCACCTACATTCTTAACAGGTGGTATACCAATAGCTCAAACAGGTGTTGCTAGTGACTATACATTAGGAACTATAAGTTTATCTATTAACGGATCTGCAAGAGCAGTTGGACAATTAGATGCACAAATGTTTAATGTGAACGGTTCTAGCTCAGTTGTTAATTTAACTAACAAACAGATTCAAATATACAGTGCAAGTATTACAGGCTTAGACGAAGAGAACATACCAGTAGCAGATGCACTTGGAAGCGTATTTGATGATGATGGAAAGCGTGTAACAGGATTTGGTAGTGCTTCAGACACACCAAGTTATACTGCAAGTACAAACTTTTATACTACAAATGCGTTCACTGGAGCAGTAACAGTTGCAGGAACAACAGAAGCAATTGTGCGTTTTGGAACACTTAAACATTTTGTTACAAATCTAAGCACAGGATATTTGCCAGTAGGCGGAGATCTAGCCACAAACCGTTCAGGAACACAATATTTTACATTTGCATTTAGAAGAGCAACAGTCGCAAACTTTGATATTAGTCTTAACAGTAGTACAGGTATTACTGGTTTATGGATTGCAGCTCCTGCATCAGCAATTGATGCTGCTAGTACATTAAACGGATGGGTCGAAGGCACTGTGCAGTACGCTGGAGCAGGTGTTCCAGGAGCAAACACTGGCGCAGGTGGTAATGGTGGTAACGGATGTGCGTTAACAGGTGCTGATGTGATTCCAACTGGTTCAAGTATAAATGCAGCCTATACAATGACACTTGGAAGTGCAAACAGTTCTAACTCAACAGGAAATAATATACTAGTTCGTATTGCCTTAGCAAGCGGACAGACTCTTACCAGCGTTAGTGTAGGAGTACAAACCTAATGGCATTAGCAGATAGTACCAAAGTTGATTTTTTATGGAAGAAACTAGGGTTTGGAGTAACCAAAACTGCTCCTCCAGCAAACAAAGAAGCATTTAACGAAAGTATTCCATCTCCGCTATTAATGCGTGGAGATAAAGTATGGCAAAGCTCTGGTGATATACCTGGTGTTAAACCAAGTGCAACCAGTAGTATTGTACAAATATATCAAGATGCCGCTGGTGGATCAGATACTATAGAAACTACAGAAGATCTTACTGCTCCAGATAATCAAACATGGAAAACAAATATCACTGACTGGATACCAACAGAATTTGGATCAACATACTTGGTTAAAGTTTATGTTGACGATGCAGGAGTCGCAAATCCGCAAAGCACAGGCACACAATTATTCCAGGCAGGTTCAGGAAACAACGATGAATGGTTCTTTGATTACTCATCAGGAGTATTAAACTTTAATGGTGTTAACATTCCTTCAGTAATAGGAACTGGTGTTACAGGAAAGTCTGTGTATATTGTTGGTGCTAGATATGTTGGTCCATTTGGTGTTGGTGGTGGATCTGGGATTGGAAACTTAACTGTAACTGATACAACTTTTAGCACAAACAATGCAGGCAGTGTTATAGGATTTACCACAACTGGACAAGGTACAATTGAGATAAACAATACCACTGCTCTAAAGATATCTGTGGGTACTACTGCTCAACGTCCTACTACTCCAACTGTGGGTGATTTGCGTTTTAACTCAACCACTACTAG